AATAGAACAGTAACTGATAATGACAATAATGCTCATGAAAGAGGTATTAGCTTTATCTCAGCAACAGAGATAGGAGGGTAGTATGGCATTATCAAAGATACAAGCTGAATCAATGAACCTAGCAGATACCTTTGCTTTTACTGGAACTGTGAGTGGTGTAGGAAAAGTTTTACAAGTTGTAAATGCAGTTACAACAGGCTCTACAAATAGCCAATCAACAACTGAAGTTGTTTATCAAACTGTATCAATTACACCAAGCTCAACATCAAGTAAAATATTAGTTGGTGCTGAAGGTGCAGGCTCAGTGATATGTGGTTCAAATGGAATCTTACAATGTAATTTATATAGAGGTGGAGTATCTGATACTTTGATAGCACGATTTTACAGTGGATTAGGTTCAACAACAAATGGGCATGAACATTATATAACTGGAAGATGTTTAGTTGTAGATTCACCAAATACAACTTCAGCACAAACTTATAGTTTTTCTGGTCAAAAAGGATCAGGGGGTACAACTAGTGCTAGATTAATGGCTGGGTCTGATTTTCCTATAGTCATGTTCGCAATAGAAATAGGGCCATAATATGGAAATGAAAAAAGATAAAAGTGCAATAATTATACAAGCAATTCTTGCAATTAATCCAAATGCCAAAGTAACATTGAAGGGTGATGATATTGATAAATGTGAAATTGAATGGGCTAATGGAACTAAAGAAATATCAAAATCAGATATTAAAGCAAAGATGAATGCGATTGCTTATATAGAAAAAAGACAAGCAGAATATCCATCTATAGCAGATCAACTAGATGATTTATATCATAATGGCATAGATGGTTGGAAAACAACTATCAAAGCAATAAAAGATAAATACCCAAAGGAGTAAGTCATGCCATTTATAGGAGTACAACCATTAACTGGGCACTTTACAAAGCTAGATGCAATTACAGCTTCAGCTACAGCAACATATGCACTTACTAAAAGTTCAGCATCATTTAGTCCAGCGACAGCAGAACAATTAATCGTATCTGTTAATGGTGTAACACAAGCTCCTAATGATGCTTATAGTGTATCAGGATCAAACATTATATTTACAGAAACATTAAGTTCATCTGACACAATAGATTATATATTAGCTTTAGGTGAAGTTGGTAATACAGTAGTACCTACAGATGGCTCTGTTACTGGTGCAAAATTTAGTTCTACAGTTTATAGAGATGGTATCAGGATAAATGGTAGCCAGGCTACAGATAATGTAACGATTGCTAGTGGAGAAAGAGCAATGGTAGCTGGGGATTATACTATACCTACAAACAAAACATTAACAGTTAATGGAGTGTTGACCATTGTCTAAATTATTCGTTGACGAAATACAGCCTAAAACTACTGGTGGTGCTGTTACATTACCCAACAAACCAGCTTTTAGAGTAAGAAAAACTGCTATCCAAACTGCAAGTGGAAATAATGAGCTTGTTACTTGGGACTCTGTTGAACTTAATATTGGAAGTCATTTTGCTGGTAATTTATTTACTGCCCCTGTAGCTGGTGTATATGCATTTGATCTTATAGCATTAACTACAAATGATAATGCCACTCATGTTTATGTTTTTAGACATATTCCTAATGGAGGTTCAGCAGCAAATGTAATACACTACCATAGCCCAGTTCTTTCTGGACATGAAACTGTAAGTGGCTCTTTTATTCATCAAATGGGTGCTGGAGATATAATGGGTCTTTATTTAGAATCAACAAATGATGCAATTTATGGAGATACTGCAAGTTGGACAAATTGGTCAGGGCATTTAATAGGATAGGAGCAATAGTATGAGTAGTAAACTAGGCGTAGAAAACATAGCACATACTAATGGCACTAATGCCATGACTATAAGTAGTGGTGGTGTAGCCACTTTCAATAACACACCAAATCTTTCAACTGGTGCAATGACTAATGCTCCAGCATTTAAAGCAACTAGATCTTCTTCTGCACAAACAATTCCTGGAAATTCTTGGACACAAGTTCTATTTAATGATGAATTGCTAGATACCGATAATTGTTATGATCCTACAACCAATTTTAGATTTACGCCTAATGTTGCTGGAAAATATTGGATCTATGCACATATTTATTCTGGAGTTGGTAATCAATATATTTATGGTGCAATAGCTATTAATGGAACAAGAAAATTAGCTTCAAATATTGATGCTAGTCAAGCTGGTGGTGTTTACATTGCAGGTATTTTTACATTTAATGGTTCTAGTGATTATGTAGAAGCACAAACCTATCAAGGACCAAATGCTGGTAATATATCGACTAGTGAAGAATTTGCAGTCTTTGGTGGCTATAAGTTAATAGGCATATAGGAGCATAGCATGACAAGCATACTTAAAGTAGACAATATACAAAATACTAGTGGTACTGGATCTCCTTATATAACTGATGCTGTCTTACAAGTTCGATATTTTCAATTAACTGAACCACAAAATGAAACTTATTCTTCTGGTGATACTGATCAAGTAATCAGTAATTTTAATATTAACATCACACCTGTAAGTACAGCTTCAATTATAAAACTGGAAGCTAATATTATGTTTGAATGGGCAAATAGTTCGTGGGATCATATTTGGTTTTTTTATAGAGATAGTACAAAATTAGGAGCTACTAACGCTGGCTCAAGAAGAGCTGGTATATCCCCATCAACTGTGTCGCATGGTAAAATTGATCCTCCAAATTCAGATTCAACTCCAGAATTTGCAACTTTAACATACTTTGATGCCCCTTCTAGCACTTCTCAAATAAATTATAAATTAGGAGTAAATGCTTCTGGTACTAATAATCTTTTTATTAATAGAACAGTAGGTGACAGTAATAATGTTGGTTATGAAAGAGGGGTATCTTTTATATCAGCAACAGAGATAGGAAGATAGCATGACATTAACAAAACTAAACTCATTAGGTATGCCTACTCATAGTATATTGCAAGTTATAAATTCATCAGAAAGTTCTACAGTTCAAGCAAATAGCTCTACATTTGTAGATACTGGTTTAACTGCTACAATTACACCTATATCATCTTCAAGTAAAATTTTAGTTATTGTTAATCAAAATGGATTTCAAAAATCTGCACATGATACATCTGCAAAACATATTTTATTGAGAGGAAGTACAGAAATTTCTATTATAGCAACTCCTTTAGGATATAACGCATCAACAAATACTAGAGTTTTAGCTTCATCTAGTATACATTTTTTAGATACACCCAATACAACAAATGCTACAACTTATAAAACTCAATTTTGTAGAATTTCTGGTAATGGTATTGTTTACTTTCAAACATCAACTAGTGGTCAAAGTGTATCAACCATGACATTAATGGAAATAGCTGGATAATGGAGCTTGATCTAGTGTGGAACATAATTATTACACTTATCATAATGCCTTTTGCCTGGGCATTTAATAAAATGTTTGCAGAAGTAAAAAGATTACAAATTCTTTTAAATAAAACAAGAGAAGAATACGCATCTAAAGAAGATCTTCGTGATACATCTGGTCGTGTTATGGAAGCATTGCATAGACTAGAAGATAAATTAGATAAGGTTCTGAATGTGAGGTGATACTGTGCTTGAAATGCTTATGATCGCAAATAGTGCATTCGCAGTCATCAAACAAACACTAGAAAATGGAAAAGATATAGCATCAGCTGGTAATGCAATAAGTCGTTTTGTAGCTGCTGAAGATGAACTGCAAAAAGATCTACATAAAAAACGTAACAGCTTATGGACTAATCTATCAGGTAAATCTGATAATGATCTTGAAGAGTTCATGGCATTGGAACAAATAAGAGTTAAGCATGATAAACTTAGAGAATATATGCAGTTATATGGTAGGGCTGGATTATGGACGGATTATCAGCGTTATTGTTCTGAGGCAAGAAAAGCTAGAAGAGAAGCTGCTGAAAAAGCAAAAAAACGTAGAGAAGAAGTAAAAGATTTGATTTTAAAAATAATATTAGGAATACTATTAACAGCTGCATTAGCTGGTGTTGTAACAATACTTGCTATTATAGCCAAAAAGAAAGGAATAATATGATACAATTATTAGGCCCAATAGCAAATATTGCTACTACTTGGCTACAAGGCAAACAGGAGAAAGCCAAAGCCAAACAACAGTTAGAAGTTGCAAAAGTACAAGCACAAGTTAAAAAAGTTGAGCAAGAAGGTTCATGGGACGAAAAGGCAATGGACGCTTCTGACAACAGCTGGAAAGATGAGGCTTGGACTATTACATTTATTATTTTAATAGTTGCTTGTTTTATACCAGCACTTCAGCCATATATATCAGATGGCTTTAAGTTTTTAAGAGAGGATTGCCCTGATTGGTTAAGCTATGGAATACTTGCATCTATTGCAGCTTCTTTTGGTCTTAAATCAATAGCAAAGTTAAAAAAATGAAAGATAATTTTGAAAAAGCATTGGAGTTGGTATTACATCATGAAGGTGGATATGTAGATCACCCTAAAGATCCTGGGGGAGCTACAAACTATGGCATTACTAAAAAGGTTTATGAACGTTACTTAGGTAGGGAATGCACCAAAGATGAAGTAAAAGAAATGCCTATGGAAGCTGTCCGTGAAATATACAAAAGAAAGTATTGGGATAAGATCAGAGGCGATGATCTACCAGCTGGTTTAGATTGGTGTGTATTTGATTTTGCAGTTAATGCTGGCGTGTCAAGAGCATCTAAATTATTACAAGGTTTTCTAGCTACTACTGTAGATGGTATTATAGGATCAGGTACATTAAAAGCTATAGATAATTATCCTACAACTATAAAAGGTGTGATAGAAACTTATACTGCACAAAGATCACAGTTTTATAGAACATTAAAAAACTATGATACCTTTGGCAAAGGTTGGGATAGACGTTGCTATGAAACTAGAAAAACAGCAGTAGAGATGTATGTTACAAGCCACCTAAAGAACTCTTGATACCCACTTCTGTTGTTGGCTTTCTATGTCTATGCATAACTCCTTCATCAGGATCAAACCTGACATCTTCAAAGCTACCTTCTTCTGGTTCTGAAATCTTTGCACAATCTTCCATGATACGTTTAAACTCATAGTTTCTTGAGTTTGCTCTACATTCGCCACATCTTGTTGCTTTTACTCTAACTAAATTTACTTTTCTTAATTCCATTCCACACTTTACACAATGTTCATAGCTTTTCATTATTCGTTCCTCTTATAATTTACTTGTCTAATTTTATTTATCTCAGTAATTTCATCATCTGTAATAAGAATACCAAATGTACCAAGAAAATTATCTTTAAGTTTGAGCTTATACTCTTCTATATCTTTTGCATCTAAATTGTTACCACCAAATATAAGAGTAACTGTGCTTGTATATTCAGGCATTGTTAATCCCTCCTGTAATCTTTTATCTGTATCACATTGTTTTTATTAGGTTTTTCATCATCTAAATTAATTTCAATAAGATTAGGAGTTCGAATCTCTAATGATATTGTTACACAAGCTGGCACAGAACCAACTTCAAATTCAAAATCAAACTCTTGTCTTGGAAAATCAATAAAGTTTTTATTCTTAATTAATATAAGTAGTCGTTTTATTTCCGAAGCAATACTGTCAGGAGTTTCAAATTCCATAGCATTGCCTCGGAATAGATTGCATTAGTTAGCAATCTTTAGTTTAGTACGAGTAGACTTGAACAGCTGCTGGACTTTGTCCTGAGCTTGTACACCCATAGTGTTGTATCGTGCTGCATTCAATGACCATACCTCGTTTAGTTGATCTCTGTCTTTGACATCTTTCAAAGCAATTTCGAATGCTTGCACAGCCTCTTCATCTTTGTCAATGGTTTTCTCGATCATGTCACCCATAGGTAGATCTTCACCAGCATAGACGTTGATGCCAAGACCATGATATGCAAGACACTTAGTCAATGCACGTTGGAAAGCATTGTTGATTTCTGTTGCATCAGGTATGCGACCCACCTTGTCCTTGTTGAACTTGCTGGTCTTTTCTGCATTGATTGCTTGCATACGATTGTCCATGACTGGATAGATCTCTTCAATGTTGATTGATTCGATCTTGACAGAAACTTTGACAAAAGTATTGCCCTTGTAATCACGCATGAATGGTAAAACATTGTGCTGATTGTCAACAAATGTGTGCTTCATGAATGATGCAGTAGGAAATGCTTGTTTCACTGCTGACCAAGCATGAGTCCATGATACATAGTCGAGTCCATTTTTCTTCTCCATGTACCCTGACACGTCGATTTTTGATAGAACTTCCCATACCGATTTAGCTGAGGTTTTAGTTGCCATCTTTACTTCCCTTCTTTGGTTGATGTTTAAGTGTTACAGTATTGGATTTGCTTCTAGTAACGATAATCTTATCGCCTTCTAGGTTGCCTGACAGATCCAACACCATTTTGCGACAATTGTCAGGCAAATAGTGTTTGATAGATACCTTTGCAGTTTCTGCAATCTTGTTGGCTTTGTTTGCCTCAATGATGTCTTGGGCATGAAGATTCATCTCTGATTGCATTTGACGATCCCAACATTCCAGATCTTTCATGTTGATGCTGATCTGATCTGTCCAGTCAACTGGAGGCAGAACTTTGAACTCATCAGGCATCTCATTGTGTTGATACCAATTCCAAAACATTTGACATTGCTCTAGATACTGCTTGAGCCATGCATCATCTCTGTTGATCTTTCTGTATTCGAATCTGCAATGAACACCAAAGAATACTGCAAGATAGCAATGATCCTTTGCTCTAGTATGCATATGATGTTGGCATTGCGCTTCGTATAGATCACAAAGATCGTCCATTGGAATGAATCCCCAATGTGTCTTAGCTTCGATTGGATTGCCATCAGAGGCAATAGCATCGTATGTAGAATGGATAGGAACACCATTGTAGTCTACAGTACGACCTTCACCAGCTGAACCATACTTCATCTTAGTAGTGTTGGCAAAAGCATCAAGAACAAAAGATTCAAGATGATTACCAGCATCAAACATGAATTGTAGTTGCTTGGTAACAAATGGTTCAGACTCCCCTTTTTTCTCTGATATAAGTTTAGCCCATGCTGTGAAATCTCCACTAGCAATGATCTTAGCTTCTGATGAGCCAATAAAATTTTTTCTCTCATTAAGCTGCTGTTTCGTTAGTGCCATGTTTACGCCCCTCCTGATATTGTTGTTTCAATTCAATTGATAACCAGTCCGTCTGTGCATGGGGACTGTTTCTACCTTGCCAAGAAAGTTTACATACTTCCATGAAAAGATCCATATTAAATCTACTGTTTCTTGATTTGGCTTTTACAACCTTTGCAAACTCTTCCATGTCTTGTGGATAGATCATTGGTGCAATCTGTGTTGCAAACCATTGTAAATCTTTACGACTGAACATTTGTGCCATTTTTACCTCCTGATTTTTACTATTGTGTATTTTGGCTTTCTTGTGTAATACTTCCGTACATGGTTACAAAAGAAGAACAATGGATAACTGATCTTGTTTCACAGTTTACCCATCGTAGATATGAACTGAAAATTTCACAAAACGAATTAGACCATAAGATTGGTTGTGCTACAGGACTTGTCGCTAAGTGGGAAACTGGGAACAGAAAGCCAACAGCATTTAATTTGTATTGTTGGGCTGAGGCCCTCAAATGTAAAATAAATGTGGAGGCGATCAATGATAATATGTGGAATTGACCCAGGACTTAGTGGGGGCATAGCATTTTACAGAAACGTAAGCTATGACCTATATGCTGAGAAAGTACCTACATATAAGTTACAAACTAGAACAAAGACTAAGAGATTCTTAGATCTATGGCAGTTACTAACTATACTCAATGACCATGACCCAGACCATGTGTTCATTGAAAAGCAACAACCAATGCCAAACCAAGGACTAGTAAGCACATTTGCTACTGGTATGGGGTATGGTGCATACCTAGGATTGCTTGTTGCTACTGGATATAATTATACAGAAGTACCAGCAAGAGTCTGGAAAAAAGACTTGAACTGTCCTTCTGATAAAGATCAATCAAGAGATCTTGCTACAAAGTTGATGCCCCAAGGCAAACATCTTTGGCAACGAAAAAGCCAAGATGGAATAGCTGAAGCTAGTCTGATTGCCTATTGGGGTTTGAGAAAATCAATTGAAAGATGTAGAGATGTATGAGGGCATAGCAACCAACTGTCATTCAAGTGAACTTAATGTCAGCTTACAGAACCGACTTTGGCCTTTTAATGCTTGTAACCTTTCGGCTGCCCTCAAACTGTTTACTCTACTTCATCTAAGAACTTGATAGGATCAAATTCTGCACCCTCACTAAATGCTGCAAGAAGTCTATGCATTACCATCTTCTTGTTGTCAGTAGGTAATACATCTACATTTAGCTTCTTAGCAAGTAAACGAAGCTGAGTTATTTTGTATTTGTTGAGCCACTCTTCTGTTGGACTGAACCAATTTGGAGCAACTGGGATTTTGAAGATTTCTTTGTGTGCTTTGAACGCATAAGTACGATGCATACAGCCCACCACTGCTTTATACAATATAGCAGATAACTCACTTTGTTCTTTACGGAGAAAATACTGGAGAGTATTGCATTCCCACTCTTTAGCATAAGCAATAGCTTCTTTGTAAATATTAGCAAAGTACCCATCTGTTCCTCCATGTAGTTTGAATGTGATATCTGTATAGTGATCTATATGTGTTGATTCTGCATCACCCTCTTCATGCCACCAATGTGGTAACATGGCATTGCAAAGTATAGCAGATGTAAGATGCATACCACCTGATTGTACATAATCTTGAACCTTTGGCTCATGATCCCACATCATACCTCTAAGATAGTCATAAAACATATCATTAGACATATCAATTTGAGGATTAGACATATCAGCTAGACCCAGTTCTGGTATCTCACCTTTGTCAATTGCATCTAGTTCTTTTTGTGACAGTTCTGTCTTATCTCTGTATTTGTACACATAGAATATACCCTTGATAGGTATTGCAGTAATAACTACATCAAGACTTTTCCTATCAATCTCTTGGCTTTTGATCTCATGCTCATAGACTTGATCTTTGTTCTTGAGCAAGCCTTTGACTTCTTGTGGATAAGTATCAATGACTACACATTCTTTGTATAATCTTTTGTAATACTTTTGTTTTTCTTCAATGAATTGTACTGCAAGAGGCATATACTGTTTCATGTCAGCTACATACTGAGCATCAGAAAACAAATCACCATCAAAATCAATAGACTTGAATAGCTTGTGTTTCTCAGGAATAATTACTTCTGATCTCAGGAGTCTGACCTGACCAATCATTCTTTGTATATCGTCATAGTCAAAGTAACCATGACATTCATCATACAATTTATCCTGGGTATCTTTGTTGACATTGGTAAATAGTTGAGCAATACCGATACCAAACTCATTGTTACGAAATGCAGCTTTGACTTTCTTAGATAATTCAGCAAGAGCAACACGTTGTTTGACCCACTTAGTAGTCTGACCCCAGTTGATTGCTAGTTCATCATAAGAAAACTCACCATCTGCCATAACTTTGTTGATAGCTTCTGATTCATCAAGAGGGTGCATACCTTCACGAAGCATATTGGCCATTACACCAATCTCTGTTTCGTTTTCCTCAATGACTTTACATGGAATCATTTCTGTTGAATCTTTACCATGTATTTTAGTAAGAGCTTGGAATCTTCTGTTGCCATCAATAACAATATATCCAGAGCCATTCTTCTTTACTACAAGGTTGTGTAGTAGATCTCTAGATTTGATTGAGGCGATAAGAGAATCAAGACCATTACCTTTTACTTTTCTTACGTTATTAGGATTTGGTTTTAGTTGATTTAATGCTATTTGCATATTAAACTCCCTTAGTCTAGTATGTTTATGGGGGATCTTTTTTGTAACATTTCCTTGATCCCCCTACTCAATTAAGCCTTTGCTTTGGCTTGGTTAATCAATCCATGAATCAAACTCTGAAAGTCTTTTTGAACTGAGGTCATATGCCTGATCTCATTACTATCCATTGAAACTTTGATAGGAGTCATAGTTTCGTAGGTCTGAAAATCATTGATTTTATTATCCTCACAAAAAGTTTTGATTCTCTTGATTTGATCCTGAGAAAGTTTCTTAGCATCTTCATCATTGATGTAGATATACTCTTTTTCTTTCTTATGGATTGAAAATTCATCATCATAAAAATGACTGATAAAGTCAACTACCTTTGAGGCCTTACCTCTGATAACATAAGTATCGTCATTTATTTTTAGATTTAGTGTCATCATCATTTATCCTCCATGATTTTGTCTGTGATGTACTTTGATGTGAATGCAACAGCAAGCCACAAGGGAGCAGCTACAACTGATACAACGAGTGTTGGATTGATGCCCATACCCAAAAACAATAGCAAAACAAGTATTGTTGAGGCAATATGGACAGTACAGAACCAACCTAGCCAATTAGCTTTTCTTGAGATTGGTTTGATTTGTTTGATTTTTTCCCACATTAGGCTACGATCCTTCCATGTAATTGAGCTTTGTTAGTATAATCTTGCAATGTGCCTTTGGCTTTCCAATGCTTATCTCTTTCTACTGACACCATACCATTCATAAATTTGGTATTTTGTAATTCATGTAGATGAACATAACCAAGTTCTGGAAACCCATGACCTAAATCACATAGACCGAACATCATTTCTTCTTCGTCCATCTCTGTGATAAGCCAAGTAGCTGCACCAATAGGAAAGAAAAATTTAACTACAGGAGCAAAGTCAATCACTCCTTTTTCTTCCTTTTGTGCCTTTTTGTTTGCATGGTGGTTTGCGATGAGTTGTTTTCTCAATGATGTTGTTAGTAATTGCATTTTGCAACTCCCTTAGTTTCTGATTAGTTTCAATAAGTAACGTATCTCTTTCATATAGCTTCCATTGTAAATGGCCTATATGATTGTTAGCATCAACAAGATCAGCTGTACGTTTGGTAAGTTTTGCAACTACCTTCTCGTATGCTTCTTCTTCTTGAAGCTGCTCTTGCCAGTCTTTAGACATCTGCCCTCCTTTTCAAAGTTGATTAAGTATTCCAAATATGTTTTGGCTTTTTCTAGATCTTCGATACCATTCTTTTGTTTGTATCGTAGAATATATTTTATGATGTTGCCTTGTAAGTAGTTGAGGCGATTTTGTGTTATGAACTCTACTGGTTCTATTTCAAATTGTTCGTAATGTTGAGGCGATATCATTCTGATCTCCAATAATATACAGTAGAAAAGGGTAGGCTCTGCCAAGCCCACCCCACTTCCGTCTAGGTTAATGCAGTCCAACCCTAGAACGGAATCTCATCGTCAACTTTGTCGTCAACCTTTGGGGATTTAGTATCACCCTTGGTTGCAGTAGAGTCAACTGGTTTTGAGTTGATGAGTCTGAAAGTTGATGACACACCAGCTAGTTTGATTTTGAAAGCAGTCATTTTCTGACCATCTTTCTCATAGGATTCTACAATTGGAAAACCCTGTACGAATACAGTAGTGCCAGCTGACACATACTTTTCAATGACATTGGTTACAAGACCTTTGCCACTTGATCCGTCCCAAGCTTCACATCTGTACCAGTGAGTTTTTTCTACTTTCTCACCTGACTTAGTTGTGTAGCCTTCATTGACTGCGATTGAAAAGTTAGCAACCTTAGTGCCATTGACTTCTTTGATCTCTGGCTGTTGACCAATGTTACCTGATACTGTGATTTGTGCAATATTCATCTGATTTCTCCTTTACGTTAGATGATTAATGATAATGCCAATAGGCTTTGGCTACCCTGAGGAAAAACACCCTCGCTGAACCAAAGCCTACTGGACTTGACTAGTATAGTGGATTAGGGACATCACCACTCGTTGCAGACACCATCTTGCTAGCCAGACTCTGCATCATTTATTCAAGATTATTTGGGGGGAACATTCACCCATCTAACCTTGAAACCTTCTCGTTTTGGCTTTTCGTACCCTATTGTGCGTTTAAGAATGAATAATACAATGGAAATGATTGCACCACCTAGGATTCCAGCCATCATTCCAGCAAATGTACCAGCAAACATGATAATCAATGCGATTGAGGCACTTATGTCTACGAAAACATCAAAACAAAGAACTCGTTTGATATTTAGTTTAGCAAGTAGGAATAAAATTGCACAAGCTGATGCGATACCAGCTATAAGATAAAAGAACATTTTAACCTCCTTGTTTTTTAATTAACTTCTTGGCTTTCTGACGATCCTTTGCCTTAGCCACTTTCTTTAGTGATTTTTCCCAAGATCTTGATGTACTATGAATCTTACCTCTACCTTTTATACCTTTACTCATAACGTTTCCTTTCTGAGGCGATCTCACCCTGGGTGGGGAATCACGAGACGGATAAAAAAAATGGAGAGAGAGCCGAAGCCCTCTCCCCTGGGGATAACTTACTCAAGATCTTCAGGCATTTCAATGATCCCGTCTTGATTAGAGATATCAAGCATCAGTTCCTCATGATGTGAACTGATAGGATAAACCTTAGATCTCTCAGCTTGAAGATCATCATACACGTCACGACTGTTGACAAGAGTATCTAGTGTCATCTTCTCGTTACGTTTCTTCATACGATGTACCTTGGCAAACTCATGAAGCTGAGTGTACTTGCCATTGTCAATACCAGTCTGACCTTGAATCATAGGTCTGAAGTGTGTAAGCAATAGCTTGAATGCATGATTGAGTGATGCATACTGTTGACGCATCTGGTCAATCTTCTTGTCGTGATCCTCCAAGATGTTGCCAGTGATCTCAATGCCAACGTCCTGACGAACCTTGACTGTACGTTCTCTGATCAACTTCTCTGCACGTTCCAAGACATTGTCCCTCATCTTCTCAAACATACGAGGTAACTGATCCTGAAGTTTGGCTTTGATGATGACCTCATTGCCATCTTCAAACATCTCAGCAAATGACAATGCACGTCTGATGAACTCTCCCTCCCAATCTGCTGTGTAAGTAGACTTGGGCTTGAACTCTCTAGCAATAGCATCAAGCTGTTCAGTAGTGATTTGATCTAACTGCTTACCAGCTTCGATCTCTGATTTAGTCTTGTTTGATTCTTCAATTTGATATGTCATGATATGTTCCTTTCTCTGACATTGAAGGGGATATAGAATTATACCCCCTATGATTTGGCTTTCTTAATTGTTCATGTCATGCTTGATTGTATTCAATTCATGGACACGATCCCAATCACCAGCCTCGATAGCACATTGTATATCCCAGTCCAGCTGACTAGATGGTAGCTTCTGCTCCCTGAATGGCATACGTTCTTCTGTATCAAGTAGATCAACTGTAGAAGTATCTTGATACGTTACCATATCCTCTAGAACCTCTAGATCACTTGCTTGGCTTTTGATAAATAAATCTAACTGTTTCATTGTAACATCTCCTTTTGTACAGTTATTGATATTAAAGCACTACCTACTGCGTTGTGTACTGCTCACTTGTGGTCGTCATTCATACCAAGAAAACTTGACCTGACGTTCTTCACGTCAGACAAGCTTGCCCCCGAAGATAATTTCTGTAGTTCGTCCAGTTTTTCGTTCTTCACGAAAAAGTTTATCTTGACGAACTTAGAAAGAATTAAGAAATGCGAGGGGTAACATTGACACAGCACAGTAGGTCGCATTTCTGTAGGGGTTTTATGGTATGGTATAGCTCCTCGGTACGTGAGCAGTGCAGAACGTAGTAGTAGTAGTAAGCCTGTTCTTAGAAAGTGACTTCACGGTTTTGACCTGACGTACTTTACGTCAGACAAAATTCTTACGAACAGAAAACTTTGTACTGCCAAAGGCATACAACAAAGTTTTACGATTGAATCAGGGTTCGATACCCTGATGATATCGTGTTATTCAGCACAGTACGTAGCCATGAGTAAAGAATAATATCGTGCCATGAAGCACATATTATTCTGCATCGAACCCAACCTGACGTTCTTCACGTCAGATGGGCTTGTATCTGCTTTTGGGTATCACGTCCCTTTTGCCAAACAGACGTTCTTCACGTCTGACTTGCAAAAGGAAACGGCTACTCCAAAAGGTATAAAGGGTCTGTCTAGACCTAAAATTTCTCTTAGACCCCTGTCAGGGAATGTGATGAAAGGGATTGTTGTCGAACAATATGAATGTGTGTGGCTCGATGCCACCTCATATTCATTCGTAATAACAAGGACTTACAGATGTGAATTGACATTGATATAGCACCTATGGTTATACTCTCGTAGAGTAACAATAAGAGCTGCCCCATGAAAGCAAGTAACGAACAACAGCAACGATACCAAGGGTCAATAGTTCCGTTAGAGGATATACAAAAGCATAGTGAATTGCTACTACCCAATCACAAACAGATAACAGAAGCACAGGCTGAGTTAGTACACGCAATGTTGCATGATGGTTGCAACCCCACAGAGGGAGCAAAGAGGTTAGGTAGGAACAAGGCATGGGCATACAAAACCATTGCAAAGCCTCATGTTGTGGAGTACAGACAGCAGATAGCAATGAACTGTTTGGGTTGGGACGCAACACAGGCATTGGCAACTATGAGAGAACTGCTCAATGCAAAGTCAGCACACGTAAGACTGGAAGCAAGTAGAGATCTGATGGATCGTGCTGGACTCAGAGTAGATGCGCCTAAGACTAGCAATACTTCCGTGAATATAAACTTCAACGTAGACTAAGGGGGCCCCACAGACAGTATAGTAGTTATAGATATACGTCCTAAAAATACAGACGTGTGTACTATAACAGGTAAATCACACTCATGATATATGTGAAAAGACAAGACACTAAAAAATATTTTACTTTATATAAAGCCAAAAACAAAGGAGATTAGTATGGGTGGTAGTTCAAGTGATAGTGGTGGTTCAAGTAATCTCGATAGTCTAAGACAAAGAGATAAAGCTATGGCAGAAGCCACAAATCGTGCAAAGCAACAACAAGAAGAAGCATCAAGGCAATCTGCTTTTGATGATTATCAAGCACAACGTAGAGCAGCTAGTCAGGGCATTGATGAAATGATTAGCCCACAAAAAGCTAGTACAGTAAGAGAAAATGCTGGTCTTGCAATGATGTTAGATGAAAGAGCTAAGTCATCACAGATAAATATTCCTGTACCTACTTTTGGAACAGTTGCAATGGGTACAATAAGTTCAGCTAGTGCAAGGCAACAAGCAAGAGCATTAAGAAGTGGTGGTAGACCAGTTTATGATGCAAGTAGCACTATGTTTGATGCTGATAAAGATTATAGAGGTGTAGTAAAAGATGGCGTTTATTCTGGTGATCCTGATTTCAATCCTATAGGTAGAGAAGACTTCACAAGAACTGCATCAGGTTCATATTCTATTATGGGTGCTACTAATGATTCAGGTGCTAACATATCTGAAGATGTAGCAAGTCCTGAAATAAAAGATATGACAACATCAAAGCCATCTAGTCCATCTATATCTACTGCATCAAGAAGAGCATTAATAGCTGGTGCTGGTGGTGGAGCTGCAAGAAGAAATCTTTTATGAAACTAGACTATAAACCCCCAGGGAAAGTAGCCAAAGCATTTATGAAAGATGGGTCTTTTGTACGAGGTATAAGAGGCCCAGTAGGTAGTGGTAAATCTGTAGCTTGTTGCATGGAGATCATGAGAAGATCTATTGCACAACAACCAAATGAACAAGGTGTTAGAAAAAGCAGATGGGCAGTAATTCGTAATACTAATCCACAACTAAAAACAACTACTATAAAAACTTGGAGAGATTGGTTTAGTGATGAACTAGGACGTTTTGTATGGTCACCTCCATATACTCATAATGTATGCTTTTCTCTTGGAGATAAAACTACAGTAGAACTTGAAGTAATATTTTTAGCTTTAGATAAGACTGAAGATGTAAAAAAGCTGCTTTCATTAGAACTAACTGGTGTTTGGGTTAATGAAGCTAGAGAAATAAATAAAAATATAATTGATGCTTGCACTATGCGTGTTGGTAGATATCCAGCAATGAGGGAAGGTGGCCCAAGTTGGTATGGTGTAATCATGGACACAAATGCTCCATCTGAAGATCATTGGTGGGGTATTGTTGCTGGAGAAGTTCCTGTACCTGAATATATGACTGCTGAAGAAAAATTATTAATGGTAAAACCTGACGATTGGAATTTTTATTCGCAACCCTCTGCAATGTATGAGAAAAAAGACATTCATGGTAATTTATCAGGTTATGACCCTAACCTTGATTCAGAGAATAGGGATAATTTGCAAGCAGAATATTATGACAAGATAATCTTAGGAAAATCACCAGCTTGGGTCAAAGTATATGTTCTTAATGAATACCAAGCTCTTTTAGATGGTAAACCAGTTTATCCAACATTCAGAAGAGATACTCATGTTTCAAGTGAGCCTTTAGTGCCAACGGAACAGAGTGATGTGATTGTTGGCATAGACTTTGGTCGATCCCCTTCTGCTGTCTTTTGCCAACAATTACATTCTGGTAAATGGATTATTTTTCATGAAATAATTGGTAAAGACATGGGTGCTATCAGATTTGCAGATATACTAAAAAAAGAAATATCAAAGAATCAATGGGATAAGCTCACATTTAAGTTTATTGGAGATCCAGCTGGAAATCAAATGGCACAAGTATCTGAGCATACACCATTTATGATGCTAAGAGCAGCTGGTATCAATGCTTACCCAGCACCATCAAATGACATATCTGTCAGAGTAGAAGCAGTAGAATCTGTTATTAATCGTATGACAGATGGTTTTCCATCATTAAGTGTTAGTCCTACTTGTACTAACCTTATTTCAGGATTTGAAGGTGGTTATCAATATAAAAGAATGTATTATATGGGTAGTGAGAGATATGAGGAAAAACCTGATAAAAATAGATTCTCACATTGCCATGATGCACTACAATATGCCTTTCTTGGTGGTGGAGAGGGTAGAAAAGTTATGTTAGGTGGTCAAAGAGCTAGTGTAACTGTAGTTGAAAGAGCAAGTAACCCATTTGATCGCATGAAACGTAGAAATAGTCGTTTTAGTAGGAAAAGAGCAATATGAAATGGATAATATGCTTCTGTGAAAGCAAAAATATTGGATTATGGAAGCTATTTACTAAATATCGTTATGGTTTTTCTCATGTTTATGCTGTCAGGTACGAACCTGAGCTAGATTTATGGCAAAAAGTAGAGATTACAACAAATGGCTTTGATTTTAAGACACTAAAAGGCGAAAAAGCTACAGAATTAGTCCTAAATATGCATTTAGGTGGCGAATGCATCGAAATTGACGTAAAAGACAAGCCAATTTACATTCCAAGGCTATTTTATTGCGTAAGTTTCATAAAACATCTATGTAATGTTAGAAAATTTTGGATTTGGACTCCATATCAGTTGTATTGTGAATTGCGTAGATTGAATGGAAAAGTCATCTTTGAAGCAAACGATTTATTGGAGCAATCAAATGGGTAGTTTATTAAGTACACCGAAACCAGCACCTGATCCTGAATTACAGAAACGTAAAGCAGAACAAGAGAGAATAAACAGAGAAGAAGCTGCAAGACAAGAATTTCAGAAAAAAGAACGAGTCAGAAAAATAGCTACCAATAAAATAGGTCAGAGATCATTGCAAAGTACTGAATTAGAAGATTTTACTGGATTTAGACGTTTAAATAAAACCAAAAACATGGGAGGTAGCTACAATGCGTAGTCCATATGGTGGAGATGCAGATCCAACTCCAGCTGGGGGTACAACAGGTAATCGTAGTGAATACCAAAAAGTAATGAACAGATACAAGAAAGCCAAAGGTAGATGGCAAAATTGGTCTGATATTTGGGAAGAGATTTATGATTACGTTTTACCACATAGAGAAAGTTTCTTTGGTGAGTATGCTGGTCAAAGACGTACAGAAAATATTTATGACGAAACAGCAGTAACTGGACTCCCTAGGTTTGCCTCAAGACTCCAGCTTGGCTTTTTTCCTCCAAATGGTCGAGCTTTCAAACTTGCCCCAGGCCCAGAGTACCCACAAGATCAGATTAACTCACAACTTCTAAAAGAGTTAGATGATATTACAGAGTTACTCCACGAAGGACTAAGAAATAGTAATTTCAATTCTGAATTTCATGAGGGATTACAAGATCTTGGTATTGGTACAATGAATATGCTTGTTGAATCAGGACGTTTTGTTGGTGATCTCCATTTTACTGCTGTACCACCAAATAACGTGGCACTTTTATCAGGTGCTATGGATCAAGTTACTGATTGGTTTAGATGGAACTATGACTGTGAAATTACTGACATAAAGCATAGATATCCTGATGCCAAGTATAGCAAAGATATGGAAGGCATTCAGAAGAGAGATCCTCATAGAAAAACTAGAATTATCGAAGCCACTATGTTTGATAGTGATGATAAATTTAAAGATGAATATACATATTATCTTATATCTGAAACAGATAATCACATACTGCAACAAACAAAACTAAAAGGTAAGGGATCACTACCTTGGCTTACAACTAGATGGTCTAAATCAGGTATGGAAGTATGGGGTAGAGGCCCAGTATTACAAGCTATGCCAGCAATCAAAACATTGAATCTTACAGTTCAGCTAATATTAGAAAATGCTGAAATGGCTATAGGAGGTGCATATGTTTATGACGATGATGGAGTATTTAATCCTGATAATATTACTATACAGCCTGGGACATTTATACCACGAAGCCCTGGGTCAACTTTAGAATCTTTACAAAGTCCAGCACGATTTGATGTTGGTCAACTAATACTGGAGGATATGAGAAGAAATGTCAGGAAGGCTATGTATATTGATGAACTCGATTCAAGAGCAAATGCGAAAACACCATTGTCAGCAACAGAAGTTTCAGAAAGGCTTGCTGACGTGGCAAGAGATATGGGAGCAGTCGCAGGACGAATGCAGAAAGAATTTCTCCACCCATTGGTTGAAAGAATTGTTCATATCTATTCAGAGCAAGGTATCTTGGATATACCGAAAGTTGATGGTAGGGAAATAAGAATTGTACCAGTATCTCCATTACTCAGGGCTCAAGATCAACAAGATGTAGCTGACTTTGTAAGATTTCAGCAAACAGTAGCTGGTACATTCGGCCCTGATATCACACCAGCATTATATAATCAGGAACAGGTTATAAGATATCTTGCATCTAAGTTTGGAGTGAAAGAAGATTTATTGGCTAGTAAAGATGAAGTACAAGGGAACATTGACATGGCATTACAATTAATGCAACAACAACGAGGACAATAGTGAAAAAGGAAAAAGTCAATGCATCTGTCGATGGTCGAAGTTACACTACTGAAGTTGAAGCTGATCTTAATAATAAAGCCTATGCTCTTTTTGGTTCAGGGATTGGCAAACTGTTCCTTCAGTATTTGGAAAACCTCACAACGGGCAACATTCATGGTGCTGGAGTACCAATCGAAAGTCTTGCTCACTTTGAAGGTCAGAGGTGGATCGTGGCACTCATCAAACACAGAACGGAAATAGGGAGGAAAAATGGCGAGCAAACCAACCAATCCTAAGTTATATGCAAGAGCAAAAGCAATTGTAAAAGCAAGAGTCAAGAAATGGCCATCAGCATATGCTAGTGGGCAACTTGTTCGTTTGTATAAGAAAATGGGTGGTGGATATAGATCGACATGAGTCTTACTAAATGGTTCAATGAAAAGTGGGTAGACATATCCACAAAAAAAGATGGTAAGCACCCTAAGTGTGGCAGAACTATGGGTGATGGTAGAAAATATCCTAAATGTGTGCCATCATCTAAAGCAGCTAGAATGAGTGTAAAAGAAAAAAGACAAGCTGTTGCAAGAAAAAGAAAGACAAACCCTGAGAGTGGTGGTAAAAAACCAACTTATGCAAGGACGTAAATCATGGCAAAAACACCAGCATGGCAAAGAAAAGAAGGAAAAAATCCAAGTGGAGGACTCAATGCCAAAGGTAGAGCAAGTCTACGTCGTCAAGGGAAGAATATCAAACGTCCAGTTTCTGCGAAAGAAGCAAAGAAAAGCCCAAAAGCAGCTGCTAGACGTAGGTCATTCTGCAAAAGAATGATGGGAATGAAAAAGAAATTGACTAGTAAAAAGACTGCTAATGATCCAAATAGCAGAATAAATAAAGCGTTAAGAAAGTGGGACTGTTAAATAGGAGAAGATATGTCTAATGAGCAAGAAGTCATTACAGAAAGCAATGAAAGCCAAGATCAACAAGAAGGAGTTGAAGTCCAGAGTGCAAAAGACTCAGGAGAGCAAAACGAAGTTGAGCAAAAAGACTCAACCGAAAGACCTGAGTGGCTTGACCCCAAGTTCGAAACTCCACAGCAATTACAAACAAGTTATAAGCAATTGGAAACAAAATTTCATACAAGGCGTGATGAAATTAAAGCAGAACTTGTGGACGAAATTAACGAAGAAGCTTCCAAAGATGTTCCGATAAGTCCAGCCGACTACAAACTTGAAATAAAAGATGAAGAAGGCAATGATGTGCAAGTACCTGAGGACGATCATATGGTTAATTGGTTTAGAGGTAAGGCACATGATATGGCATTAACACAAGACGAGTTTTCTGACTTTGTTACTGAATATCTTACTGAACAAGCACAATCAGGCCCTGACTGGAATGTTGAGTCAGAAGCACTTGGTGAACACGCAGATAGAAGGCTTGAAAGAGTTGATGCCTGGGCAAACAATGTATTTACAGAAGAAGAATATAATGTTTTTGCTGGTATTCCAGCTTCTGCTGGTATGGTTAAGCTATTTGAAGGTATCATGGAGCTAAATGGTCAACCAAAGTTTAATATGACATCTACTACTGAGTTTCAGGAAACTGTAACTAGAGAAGATCTGATGGCTGCTCAAAGAGATCCAAAGTATTGGCAAAATGGTGGTGATCCAGCACATATAGCAAAAGTCAGAGCTATGTCAGCACAATTAGCCAAACAGAAACAAAGTAATGTGAATTAACAAAGTTTCTTTTTTCTGAAACATTGTAATTACTAGAAGGCTCGTAGAGCTACTTAGAGGCCCAGTAATGGAATAACTTCAAGGTAGTAGTGAAGCGAATAACCAGAATAGTATAAATTTTAACCTATAACGGAGGCTATAATGGCTTTAAATACCATAAGCACTTCCTTTATTGAGGAGTTTGAATCTGGAGTACACGTTGCTTATCAACGTATGGGTTCAAAACTTAGGAATACTGTTCGAACTAGAAATGGTGTTAAGAACAAAACAACATTCCAAAAAATCGGTAAAGGTTTTGCTACTACTAAGGCAAGACATGGTAACGTAGCACCAATGAATCTTGCACACACCAATGTATCTGTTACAGTTGAGGACTTCTTTGCTGGTGAGTGGGTCGATGATCTAGATCAGTTAAGAATCAACCATGACGAGATGCAAGTTGCACAACAATCAGGTGCATATGCTCTAGGTAGAAAAACTGATGAATTGATTCTAAATCAGATGACTACTACGACATCAGCACATGATGAAACTTCTAACGGAATAACTTTAACATGGGCATTAGAGCTTATGGAAAAGTTTGGTAACAATAGTGTACCTGATGATGGTCAGAGATACGCAGTTGTTGGTTGGGAGCAATGGTCGCAACTTATGGCAATCGATCAATTCTCAAGAGCAGAATATGTCGGTGAAGCAGATCTTCCTTTTCCAAATGGCGTAACTGCTAAAAGATGGTTAGGTTTTATGTGGTTTGCACATTCAGGTCTAACTGAAACAAATGGATCAGGAGCAGCTGGTACAACACACAGAGAGTGTTTTGCTTACCACAGAGATGCTGTTGCTCATGCAATCGGTACAGATATCACTTCAAATATGCAATATCACAACGATAAAGACAGTTATTTTGTATTGAACAAAATGCAACAAAATGCAGTCTTGATCGATGCTGAAGGTGTATTTGAAATGGAACTAAAGAAATAGGAGGTAGACATGGCGTTAGTACAAGCAGACTTAAGTTTAGTTTCCTATGCTGGTAATGGGTTCCATATCTGGAATTACAAATCATCTGGCGATAACCTTAACACAATAGATACAGCTGGATATTTCAATGCATTAGTCAACGAGATGAATGTTGGCGATGTAATATTTATCAATGCATCTAATGGTTTTGGTATCACAACTGTCGTATCAAATGACGGATCAGCAATTGATACTGCTGATATTGTTAGCATGACTTCGGACAGTAGATAATGGCTAAGAAACCAACTAAAGCTAAGGAGGTGGCTGTAAAAGCCACTTCCTCACATAAAGTAGAAACTTCAAATGGAACTGTATGGACAGTTAAATTTGGGGATAAAGTTAAACTTGGGAGTAGAGTAGATGCCAAAGCATAATAAACCTAAGCCTGATAATAAAATGATGGGTAAAAAGAAAAAGAATGGCAATGGCGAAAGTATGCTAACTGCCAAGCAAAAAAGTTTACCTGAAGATCTAAAGAAAAAAATTATCGAATCCAAAAAGAAGGAGATGGCATAATGAAGAAAAAAGGTAAAGGAAAAGGCAAAGGCAGAGGTTACTAATTAGATGAAAGAAAAATTAGATAAAATTGCTGAGTCTTTCCTTGGGAGCAAAAAATCTAGAGATATAATGTCTAGAAGATTTAGAATAAATGTATCTGACCCATTAAAAAAACTTAAAAATCAATATACAAATGAAACTAAAAAAAGACACATAAGAAGTATGAGTCAAAAAGGTTTTAGTGAAAATTATAAAAAAACTATGGGTTTTGAACATAAAACTCCTGGGGTAATGGAATCAATGTTCAGAAAACTTCCTGTGCCTAATATTGTAAGCAATCCCATATATGGTACTGGAAAAACTAAATCTATTAAAAATCGTGCCATGGAAGATCAGCTTATCACAGGTGGTAGGAAAAAATTAGTTAAAGGTACATAATGCCACAAACAGCTAAGACGGATATTGAGGTAGCACAAAGAGCTATGGTTATGGTGGGCATGGAACCACTTTCATCATTTACAGAGGGTACTGATGAAGCCTTAGTTATGAATACAAGCTACGAAGATATTGTCGAGGATTGTTTAGCACAAAATAACTGGAACTTTGCTACTGGTCAGAAAGTGTTATCTAGATTAGCTGATACACCAGTTGATCGTTGGGCAGCTGCTTATGCCCTACCTACTGAACCAGCTGTTGTGCAAGTACAAACTGTTACAATTGATGATGCAGTACAACAGTATGATATATATGAAAGAGCAATATATCTAAATGCTAACGAAAATGACACAGTAGTTCTTAATTATATATTCAGAGTTGATACACAATATTGGCCTCCAGCATTTACTTTATGGGTTATATATCGCCTTGCATCAGTTTTGGCTTTAGCAGTTACAAGAAAAGGTGATATAGCAAGATCTTATAGTCAATTGGCAGAAGTTCAATTTAGAAGAGCAAAAGCTAGAGATGCACAACAAGTTACAACACAACAAGTTGCTCTCAGTAGATTTCACAGAATAAGACTTGGATCAGGTATTTATGCAAAGATCGAAGGGGAATCAACGAGTTGAATGAATGGCATTATTAAGACAATTTACTACAAACTTTTCATCAGGGGAGCTATCCCCTCTTTTGTCATCTAGGGTAGATGCCGAGGCTTACAGAAATGGAGCTTTTAGACTCCGTAACGTAAGGTTAAAGGCTCAGGGTGGTTGCACTAGACGACCTGGGCTTAGATACCTTCAGACCCTCGCAAATGAGGATTATCAGGCAGAACCATACGTATATGATGAAGATGAAGCATATATTCTACTTTTTAGTAATACAAAACTAAGAATTGTAGACATTTCAGATCCAACAAATCTTTTACAAACAATAACTAGTTGTCCTTGGACTACTGCAATGATTGGATCATTAGTAGTTACTCAGAGTGGTGATACAATGTTTATTACTCACCCTGATATGCCAATGCAAGAATTAACAAGAACAAGTGCTACTAACTTTGCAAAATCTGCATA